AATAACCAAGGTCCACGGCGTGCATCGTGCCCTGGTCGTGGTGGACGCCGGCGACAACGCGCAGGTGGTCTACGCGGAGACGGCGAAGCGGGGGTGGAAGTGCGCCAAGGGTTCGGGCCAGGACGACTTCACTGTGAAGGGTCGTGACGGCCAGACGAGCAAGCGCTTCTACTCCGACGTGCAGAGCTACGTGGTGCCTGGGCAGTCGAACCGCGCCCGCCTGATCGTCTGGTCGAATACGGCCGGCAAAGATTTGATGGCTGGCTTGCGGGCGAGGAAGGTGCACAGCTACGCCCGGGACACAGTGGCCGACTACGTGGAGCAGATGAGCGCCGAGGTCCGGGTCCGCGACTCCCGCACGGGTAAGCCCCAGTGGATTTTGCCCGCCGGCAAGAAGGACAACCACGCTTTTGACTGCGAGCTCTTGGCCATGCTGATGGCGGTGCGATGGGGTATTGTGGGCAGGGAAGGGGCAGGGGAGGCCGCGCCGCTCGATGCCTGACTTGACCTTTCTCCTAGTGTTGGCACCTTTAATTCAGGACTGGCCGATGGTGCGTTGTTTGGGTGCTGTGATGGCTTGCGGCGCTCGGGTGCATGGAACACGTCGGCCAGTCCCCTCTTTACCTTCTGGCCAAGGGTAGGAACCCACCATGGCCAAAGGATTATTTATAGGACTCAATCAAGACGAGTTGCTGGCCATCCGGGCCAAGGCTGTCGCCGCGATCACGCAGGGCCTGAACGTCGTGTCCTATTCGGACAGCGGGTCGAGCGTTACGAAGTCTTGGGCCCTCAAGCCCGAGGTCATGTTGGACGAGGTTGGCCACGCCCTCTACATTCTGGACCCGCTGCAGTATGCGGCTTATCGCCGTACTTCTGTCGTGGCCGTCCGCTGGGACTCGCGCAGCTTCTAATTTATGGCACCCCGCAAGAAGACCATCAAGGCCGTCGAAGTTCCCAAGCCTACCGCTGGCACGCAAGGGGTCCCGAAGGCGCAGGCCGCTCAGGCGTGGTCCTCCAATTTCCAGAACGCGGGGATGTCGTTTGCCCGGCGTGCCTGGTACGGCTCGACGCCGCAGGACGCCCGCAAGGACGTAAGCCAATACGATCGCCAGTCCCTGCTACAGAAAGCGCGGTACGCCGAAAAGAACTTCCCGAGTATGGTGCAGTACGTCAACGACATGACGATGTACGTCGTAGGTGATGGCAATATGCCGACGAGCCACGCGGCCGACCCGGCCAAGGCCCGGCTCTACGAGGAGTACTACTACCGCGCCACCCGCAAGGCGGACGCCACCGGGCGCTACACTGGCGAACAACTCCAGCGGATCATCGTGAACACGTGGGCCGTAGACGGCGAGATGTTTGCGCTCAAGGTTACGGACTCCCAGGGCAAGGCGACGACCCAGCTCATCGAGGGCCATCGGGTGGTCAGCCCGACCACGCCCAACCAAGTGAACCCCGAAACGTGGGACGGCATCGTCTACGGCAAGTACGGCGAAGTGAAGGGCATCTGGATCCAGTTCGGCGACGGCCAGTTCGAGTTCAAGGAGGCCGGGACTTATTTCCACATCGCTGACTTTAAGCGCATCTCTGGCGGCCACGGCCTGCCCCCGATGGCCCACGCCCTGAACTCGATGCAGGACCTCACCGAGATCATCGAACTCGAGAAGCGCTGTACCAAGCAAGTGGCCGACGTCCCCTCTGTCCTGACCAAAAACGGCGGCAGCATCGACGACAGCATGGCGGCCGACCTGAACGGCACGTCCTCTTCTGACTTTGGCAGCATCGGTTCCCAGATGGGCGGCAAGCTGCTGGTGCTCGAGCCTGGTGAAGACCTCAAGAGCGTGGTGCCTAACTTCCCGCGACAGAGCATGGAGATGTTTAACACTGTACTTTCCCGCCAGATTGCGGCGGGTGGCCTACCCTACGAAGTGGTGACGGACGGAAGCAAGGCCGGGTCTGCCCTGGTACGCATGGTGCTTGGCAAGGCTGACCGCTACGTCGGCGACAAGCAGTGCATGCTGCACGACTGCTACCTCATCCCCGACTGGCAGTGGCGCATCGGCACGGCCATCGCCAACGGCGAACTGCCCGACGACCCGAAGTGGGCGGACGTGGAGTTCAGCGTGCCGGCCACCCCGAGCATCGACAACGGCCGCGACGCCCGCAACGATCGCGACGACCTGCGTGCCGGCCTTGCTTCCTTCACCGAGATTTACGCCAAGCGCGGCAAGAAGTTTGAAAAGGTGATTGAGCAGAAGGCCCAGAACATGCGCCTCATCCACGACATGGCCGAGAAGTACGGACTGCCGGTGGACGAGATTGCGATGCTGGCGGCCGGCTCCTTCCTGAACGTGGACCCGAAGGCCCAGCACAACTCCACCGAGTTTGCCGAGGACGAAGGCGAAGAGGAGAAGCCCGAAGAGCAGGGCACCCCTGAAGTCCCCGACGACGAGACCAACGACCTTTCCTGATTATGCGCCTCATCTTCTCCCACGGCCTCAAGGGCCTCGAGCCTCTTCTGATCGACCCGACCAAGGCCGCCGACTACGCCGCCCGCCTGGACAAGTACGGCTTTAGTGACGTGCTGTCTAAGCTCTTGGGCGCCCGCCCAGAGGCTTACGTCACCCCCGACGGCAAGGGTGTCATCCCTATCGACGGCCCGATTGGTCGCGGCATCTCGCCCCTAGAGGGCATGCTTGGCGCCTCTGACGTGCTGGCCATCTCCAAGGCCATCGACGCGATGGAGGCCGACCCGGCCGTCAAGAAGGTTGCCTTCCGCGTGAACTCCCCGGGCGGCACTGTCGCCGGCGTGCCTGAGCTGGCCGCCAAGATCCGCCGCATGAAGAAGCCCACGATGGCCTACGGCGAAGAAGCGAACTCGGCCGCCCTGTGGCTGGCCGCCGCCGCCGATAAGTTCACCGCCATGCCCTCGGGCTCCATCGGTTCCGTGGGCGTGTACATGGTTGTGCCCGATTACTCCAAGGCTTACGCCGACGCTGGCGTGCGGATGGTGGTCATCAAGTCCAGCCAGTCCCCGCTCAAGGGCGCCGGCATCGAGGGCACGTCCCTCACCGAGGCCCAAGTGGCCGACCTCCAGCGCCAGGTTGACGGCATCGCCCAGGACTTCCAAGAGTCCGTCAAGGCCACCCGCGTCAACGTCTCGCAGGACGCCTTCACCGGCGGCACCTTCTCGGGCCGCGAGGCCGTGCGCCTTGGGCTCGTCACCGGGCTGGCCGACTCCTTCGAGGAAGCCCTCGCCGCCTTCTGACCTTTGACCGCTTCTCCAAGTTTAAGAACACATGAGCAAACTGACTCCCGAGGCTGAACTCTCCGAGCTGCGCACTGTCGCTCTCGCCCTCACGACTGAGCGCGACGACCTCCGTGCCACTGTCGAGAAGCTGACTGTTGGCGCCGCTGACGAACTGACCGCCGCCCAGGCTGCCGTCGTCGCCAAGGATGCCCGCATCGGCGAACTGACCGCCGAAGTCTCCGCCCTGGCTGAGAAGGTCGCGGCCCTGGAACTGACGCACGTCTCCGCCGCCAAGCAGGCCGCCGAGATCGTCGCCTCCACTGGCACGACCCCCGTGGCCGCCGAACAGGCGCAGGCCCCGGCCGTCACTGTCGAGCAGCTCCGCGAGCAATACGCCGCGATGAAGCCCGGCTCCGAGCGCGTGGCCTTCCTGCAGAAGCACAAGGCCGCCATCCTCTTCGGCCGCCTCAAGTAAACTTTCCCCCTAATTCATCCCTAAAATACTAATACACTACCATGGCTAACTCTGGTTTCGACATCGCCCCGGCCGCACTCGCTGACATCATCGTCGCCGACCTGCGCCCGAAGCTCCCCGTCCTCGACATGTTCACGACCCTCGCGCAGAGCACCGAGGATCGCGGCATCACCATCGACGTGCCCTTCGTGGCCGGCGACGACGCTATCACCTTCGACAAGGCTTCCGGCGGCTACCACCAGACCGGAAACGCTGCTATCACTAAGGCCAGCGTAAACCTCGTCCACTACCACGCCACCCGCAGCTTCGACGCTTCCGAGCTCGCCGCCTGGGGTGCCGAGGGTGTCATCAACGCCTTCCGCGAAGAAGCGGTTGCCAAGATCGTCAAGAAGGCCAACGCGGCCGTCAACGCTCTCGTGACCAACGCGAACTACGCGTCCAACATCGTCATCGCTGCCGTCGACTTCGACTACAACGACGTGGTCGACCTCGACACCGCCCTCGACGACCTGCTCGCCCCTGAGCAGCGCGGCCTCGTGCTGAACTCCTCCTACATCGGCGCGCTCCGCAAGGACGCCAAGCTGACCTCGGCCTTCAACACCCAGGGCAACAACAGCGTCGTCCGCACCGGCATCGTCGGCCAGATCGGCACCCTGCAGGTCATGCAGTTCGCCGGCCTCTCGGCTAACGCTGAGAACCTCGTCGGCTTCGCGGCCGCCAAGGACGCCATCTGCATCGGCACCGGCTCTGTCTGGTCCATCTCGCCGAACTCCGGCACGGCCACCTCTGGCGGCCTGTCCGTCATGGTCGAGTCCGAGTACACGGGCGGCATCCTCTACCTCACCGCTGCCATCCGCTTCGGTGTCGCCAAGGGCCGCGCGAACCTCAAGCGCATCAAGAGCGCCTAAGCCTAACCGGCTTAGTGAAAGACTGGGGCCTCCTAACGGGGGCCCCTTTTTTTTGACCTCATCCCAAGGTTAAGACAATGAGCCTCTATGCCGACGGCACCTTCCTCGACGACGCGCAGCTGATGCTGGCCGACTTCGGGATCACGTTCACCGACTCCGCCAGCAACACGTTCCTTGCCATGGTCACGGACCCCTCGGTCACGCAGGCCCTGCAGGCTGGGGGCTTCCTGGAGCAGACCTCTTTCACGGCCAAGGTGGCCGCCGCGACCTCCGCGTGGACCGCATCGGACGGCCGCGTAGGTGGCTCTGTGGCGGCTTTGAGCGGGGGGGTGGCGGTGTCTACCCTCGCCATCGGTAAAACCGCCTCTGTGGCCAACGTAGGGGTGCGTATCGTGGCAGTCAGCCACAAGCCCGGGTCGGCATGGGTCATCCTGCAGCTGACCACTGACACCCAGTAAATGGGCTCGCCCCATTATAACATCAAATTAAAAGGGGTTGAGGCTTACACCCAAGCGCTCAACGAGTACCGCCTATTTTCGGGCAAATGCATGCGGGACGTCCTGATTGAGGAGGCCGCCCTGACCTGCCGCGAACTCATGGTCTTCACCCCGCCCCTGGTCAAAGGGGGTGGCAAAGGTTTGACCAAGACCGCCGAGGTGGCCGGCAAGACGGCAGCGGAGATGGATGTGAGGAGCATCTTTAATTCAAACCGCAACCCCGAGGGTCGCAGCGCTTTCTCCCTGATGGGCATGGCAGTGGTGGCCGGCGATCGGTCCCTGTTCGAGAAGGCCCGCAAGGACGGCGTGATGGTCAAGAAGGCTCGCGGCATCTTCCGGGGGGTGCTCGACGACGAAGACCCTGAACGTGCCTACCGCCAGTTCGCAAACCGCTTCCGCGCCGCCTTTGAGGCCAAGGCCGGACAGACTGTGGTGAAAGAGCTCAAGTCCACGCACGACGCGATGAAGGCCAAGTACGCTGGCCGCATTTC